TATATTGTTCGTGGTATTGATAAAGGTGCTGAAAAAGACGGTGTTAAATTTTGGAGATTTAAACACAACTTCAAAAATCAGGGTACACTTGATAAACTCCTTCCTATTCTTAGAGAATACACAGAGATTAATCAGGCAGACTTTGCAGACCCAAAAAACGGTACTGACTTAAGTATCACCATGTCTGACAGTGAATTCAATGGTCATGTTTACAAGCAGATTTCTGCAATTACTTTCCGTGGTAAATCATTGCTTCATGGTGACAATCTTGTTATGCAAGAATGGCTTGAAGACAGCATCAATTGGAGAGAAGTATTCAAACCAAAACAAGCACCGGGTATGCCACCTTACGAGTTTCTTGAATCTGTGGCAAACGGTACTAACCCTTATTGGGATGATACTGATTCAAACAACAAACATTGGGTGTTCCCGGGTCGTCCTGACTTGGAAGAAGCAGCCAATACTCGTACCCGTAATCTCGATGCAGATGAAGATGCAGCATTCGAACAGGCATCTGATTTGATCGATGAAGAATATCCAAGGGTTACGATTAGTAACATTACACCTGACAAAGTTGGCGAATACAAAGACGATGCAGTGAATGTTGGACAGTCAGCATTACAAAATGCTCCAGCACAAGCACCAGTTGTTAATGTGACTTCAGGTGCTCCAGTAGCTGACACAAACAAGAGCAATGAAAGTGAAAACGATAATCACGAGTATGATGATCTTCCTTTCTAAAAATTACTAAAACAAAATAAGGGGGAAATGAAAGTTTCCCCTTTATTATCTTATTAACAATTTTAATTAAAATGGCAAAAGAATTAGTACATTTATCAGAAGAAAGTAGTGTTCCTGATAATAATAAAACAAGGAAACCTGTAGCCAAGAAAACATTTTCATTGGATAATTATAAGAAAAAAATTGGAGCAGAAAAAGTTCCCTCTAAACCACTTATTTGGATTCCGATTGATGATGCACTCCAAGAAGCGACTGGCATGCCCGGTGTGCCAAAGGGATACGTAACACTATTTCGTGGATATTCCAATACTGGTAAATCAACAGCATTAATGCGTTCAATAGTTAATGCACAAAAAATGGGAGTATTACCAATTATAATTGATACTGAAAACAACATTGATGAAGGTAATGAAAGATTAACTCTTATGGGTTTTGACTGGAATGGTGATTATATTTTGGTTAAGAATAAATTTCTTCTTGAAAACTTTGATAAAGCAGAAAAAAAAGAGAGAAAAGAAGCAGCTATTGAAGATATGGCGAAAGGTGTTTATTATTTCATTGACCAGCAAGCAGCAGGTAATTTACCGTTTGACTTGTATTTTGCAATAGATTCTATTGGTACATTAAATTGTATCAAGACAATCAATGCACTTGAAAAGAATGATAGTGATAATAATATGTGGAATGCTGGTGCTTATGAGAAAGCATTTATGTCCATATTGAATAATACAATACCCAATAGTCGAAGAACTGATAGTCTATACACAAATACAATTGGTGCTGTTCAGAAAATTTGGTACGATTCAATGAATAAAGTTGTTAAACATAAAGGCGGTGAAACTTGGTTCTTTGGAGCAAGACTTATTTATAATTTTGGTGGTATTATTACACACGGAACTGAAAGATTAACTGCAGCATGTAAAAGTAGAGACGTTAATTTTGGGTTTAGAAATAAAGTTAATATTGCTAAGAATCATATTGATGGTGAAAAGGGTGGTATTTCATTAGAAGGAAAGATAGGTTCAACACCACATGGATTTATATATGGTGATGATGCAAGTGTTGCAGAATATAAAAAGAAAAACATACTTCACTTCCGAAATATTTTTGAAGATGATACTATTACTGCTGATGATATAACTATCAAAGCCAAACCAATGGATGCAGAAGGAAATGTTATTAGTGATGATAATGATCTTATTCAAAAAGCAGAAGTAACAAATATTACTGAAGAATGAAAACAAGAACGTTAGTAGTTGATGCGTCTTATCTTTTACAGCGTTCATATCATGGAGCGAAAGATACATATACTCCCAATTTTGGACACATTGGGGGTTTGTATCAGTTCCTTACAACTGTCCGTATGCTTATTAAAGCACACATGATTAATAAAGTAATACTTGCATGGGATGGAGAAGGCGGTGGGATTTATCGTCACCGTATTGATAATGCCTATAAAGAAAATCGTAAAACCAAAGAATGGCATAAAAAAATTGAAATGACTGCTGCTGAAATTCGCAGAGAAAGAGAAAAAGAACAGTCAGTATTAAAACAAAGAATGAGAATACAAGAATATGCTGAAGAATTATTTCTCAGACAAATCGAAATGGATGATGTCGAAGCAGATGACCTCATTGCAGCATATTGTATACAACATAATAACAAAGAAGAACTTTTTGTTTATTCAAACGACAGGGATTTTGCACAATTATTGGATTTAAATATAACAATCATATTTCCAAACATTGATCAGCCAGTAACTAAAAATAATTATATAATGTATTTTAATCATCATTATCTGAATGCACTTACATTAAAAATAATATGTGGTGATGATTCTGATAACGTTGCTGGTGTTGGTGGTATTAAAGAAAAAACTCTTTTAGAACATTTTCCTGAACTGAAATTTAGGTATATGACAGTAAAAGAAATATGTCAAAAAGCAGACGAAATTAATAAAAAAAGAGTTTTAAATAAAAAGAAACCACTTAAAGCACTTGAAAACATATATAATAATATAGAAAGACTTAAAACCAACTATCAAATAGTAAATTTAAGAGACCCAATGCTTACAGTAGAAGCAATTCAGGCATTAAGAGGTTTAGACACATGTTTAACTGAGAAAGACAGAGGTAGTAAAAACTTGCTACCATTAATAAATAAAGACCAATTTTTGATGGCATATGGCAGTACCTACGTCAATTATATTGAACCATTTTATACTGTGGTTTCTGCTGAAAAAGAGTTGATTGCAGAGGAAAGAAAGAACAAACGGAAAAATTTATAAAAAGACTTCCGCTTATGGAAGTTTCAAGTTATATTTGTATTGAGTTATTAACAATTTAAAAATCACAAAAATGAACGAAAAAGATCATAGTAACATGTTTAGGTTTTCACTAACCCAACAGGATGTTCTGTTATGCGAAAAAGTATTTGATGCTGATCAGTTTAATCCCTTCACAAGATATTCAATCGATATCAGGGAGATATTGCCAAGGGCAATTACCAGACTGCAGAAGACACTTTCCCGTAGAAATTACACAACATTTGCTCTTAAGCACTATGCAGACGCTCCTGAATTAGTAATAAATCGTGAGTATGATTATTATGGATATCACCAGAAAATGGTCAATACATATCCAAAAGAGAAGAGAGAAGGGATGTATTATAATCCCCAACCAATAGTTCAACAGATTGAAGAAAAAACAATCAGAGGCGTTGAATGTAAAATTGGTTTTTACATCAACAATAAACCTATTGTTGAAAGAACTTTTTATGTTGATGGTTTTAATCCGATAGCACGTTGGTCAACTGAAATAGTTGACGAAGTATGTGATATTGCAAATTCAATAAGAAGTAAAATCTTACATACCGATGTTAAAAACATGTGGGACGATTACGATTTGATCAACATTAAAGGAATGTCGATCAATCAAATCAGAGAACTTTCTCCTGCTAAAAGGGATGAAATGCTGAGACGACTTAAACGTAATTAAGTCATAAATAATACAGGCGGTTGTTGGAAATTCCTTGTTTTTTGTTTCCATTGTTGGTTAGTTTAGTGTTTATGTTTTCTCCAGCAACCGCCTTCTTTAACACTTTATATATAAATGGCTGAAAATACCGAACATACCCTAAGTGCTTATTTAGGTCCTGAATTTCAACAACGTCTTATGTGGCAATTACTGGTCGAACCAGAGTTTGCAGAAAAAACAATTCCAAACTTAGCTATTGAATATTTTGATGACCCATATCTTAAAAGACTTTTTATTATAATTCTTGAATATTTCAAAGCACACGAAAAAGTCCCAAATCTTCAAAATCAAAGTATACAGCAAGCGATTAATACTTATAAAACTCCCAATAATATTATTGAGGAAGAATCTTTATTTGCGGTAATTAAGAAGATTGAACTATGGAATGAAAGGGTTATAAATAAACAAATATTGTATGAGGGTGATGTAGTAAGAAGGGAAACAACTAATTTTATTAAGCAACAAGAATATAGAAAAACTGGTGAATTCATAATAACTTCAACCAAGAATGGTGATATCAGAAAGAAAACAACAATTGCTTTAATAGAAGAAAAATTCAATAAAGTTCAACATATTGGTGACGATGAAGATTATGGCATAAGCGTATTTGATAACATTGAACATGCATTAAGAAAAGAGTTTCGTCAGACGATTCCAACAGGCATATTTGCTATTGATACTTTAACTGGTGGTGGTTTGGGTAAACAAGAAATTGGTGTAATATTAACTCCTTCAGGTGTTGGAAAAACAACAATGCTTACAGTAATTGCTAACAGTGCATATGACGATCAGAAGAATGTTTGTCAGATTATATTCGAAGATACTAAAGAACAGATTCAACGTAAACACTTTACTATCTGGGCAAAATCATCATTAAGTAAACTGGATGATGAATTTGAAAATATAAGAGTTAACAGGATTGCGCATGAGAAAGCAGTTGATATGTCTGGCAAAGGTAACCTTATTATAAAAAGATTTAGTCAGGAAAATACTACTATGATGGATATTCGTAGGTGGATGATTGGCTACCAGAAGAAATTTGGTATTAAATTTGACATATTAGTTCTTGACTATCTTGACTGTCTTGAATCACATAAAAAATCTCCTGATAGAAACGAAGCAGAACTTGTAATTATAAAATCATTTGAAGCACTGGCTGCAGATTTTGATATACCTGCTTGGACTGCAATACAAACTAATCGCAGTGGTTTTAATGCAGAATACGTGGAAGCATATCAGACTGGTGGTAGCATTAAGAGGGTGCAAAAAGCACATTTCTTTATGAGTGTCGCTAAAACTGCAGATCAAAAAGAAGCTAATCTTGCAAGTATACGTATTATTAAAGCAAGGTTTGCACAAGATGGACAAACATTCACTGATTGTATCTTTAATAATGATACAATGGAAATTCGTATTGAAGATAAGAGATATCCACTAAAAACAACACTGAGAAAACAAACTGAAGATGACGTTAATAAAGTTAATGATACTGCAAATGAAATACTGAAAAAATCATCTGATCTGGAAATGCATGCTATAATTAGCAAGCATAGTGAAGGAAGCCTTATGGGTAGATTGAACGCTCCAGACATTAATGATCACATAAAATTGGATGACCCCGTTGATTTAACGCAATTTGATAAATTAGTTAAAACTGAAAATGCAACAATTGAAAATATACATATTAGTACAACTCGTGATTTAAACAGTGAAGAATTAAAACAGATTGTAGATTTTGCACAAAAGACATTGAATGAAACTGAGGGTGTAAATGATGGTGTAACTGAGGGTGTAAATGATGGTGTAAAAAATACTGCAATTGAGACTACAAAGAAAGATGATATACTGGAAATTGATGAAACTGTAAAGATTGAGGGAGTAAATGAGGGAGCAAGTGAGGGAGTAAATGAGGGTGTAAATATTCATCCTGAAGCTGATTTTCATGAAAAACAGATAAAAAATGACAGTTTATTGGATTGGAGTGGAGAAACTTTTACTGTAAATGTTAATGAAACTGAAGTAAAATTGGAAGATATTTCGCCACCAAAAGAAATAATTGTGGAAACAGTTGTGCAAAAATATGACGAAATTAATAAAAATAATAGAGTATATTTGCCACCAGAACACAAACTTCCAGTAGAAATTTTAACAAAAGAACGAAGAGAAGAGATTGAAAAGACAGAATTACTTATTGACCCAGATGCCCCACCAGTTGATCAAGTGGACGTATTTAAGAGATTACGAAATCATGAACTTCATCAACCAGATATAATAAAAAAATAAAAATATTTTATAAATTTTGAAACTTTTTTAAACATACTGCGTATTTATTTATCCGACTACGACTGAAACAAATATAAATTTTTTTTAAAATAAATTGGAAAACACTTGCATATTAAAAAAATGCGTATTATGTTTGCATCGTCTTAGGACAAACGTTCTTTTTAAAATTGAAACAAAACGGGGAAGTATGCGAAAATAAAAATTCAAAAATACTATCGTAATACTCCTTACTGGAGAACTGATTGTGTTTACAGAAAAATGGTTACAGCAAATTGTCAGTAAAACAGTTGTATGGTGACTCGAAATCACCCTTCCCCACAAAAAAAGGAAACTGTGTGTTATTACAGTAAATAATTAGCTCAGAGATAGAGCGTCCGCATTCAAAGCAGAAGGTCGGGGTGTCGAAACCCCATCATTGTAAACAAAAATAACAAACGAATTATCCTTTTAATTATACTTTTTATCGGTTTTTCAGAAAAACCGATTACACTGCGGGGTGGAGAAGTGGCATCTCGCTTGGCTCATAACCAAGAGGTCGGTAGTTCAAATCTATCTCCCGCTACAATGAAATTTAAAGGTCACGGCACACACACCGTTGAAAGTAAGTCACAAGAAGACTGCGCCAGTAGATTTCGAGAAATAATGAAGAACTGATGGTTTTTACAGTAAACAATTTGACTTGAAATCAGAGTAAAACTAAAACAAGACCAACGAATTTCTTCAAAACTTATAAAACTAATTCCCTGTCGTCCCTGTGGCGACACAAACTTCAGGGTAACGTTCTTTAAAAATACAAAGGGAAAACGAAAGATGTTTACAGCAATTTCGGTGGTTCGAATCCATCATTTCGCCAATGGCGAGATTAGACAAGCGGTTAAGTCAAAAGTCGGTTAAACTTTCAAAACAAATTCAACAAATATCTTTAAAATATTCCCCAAGTTTTAAAGTGGAGTTACGGATACAATAATTTGAGTCCAACCCACTTGAACCTAACATTTGACGCATGTTGCAACGTGCAAGGTTAAGAATGGTTTTTATCAGCAGAAGTGCTGAGTTTTTTCAAAAATAAAGATTTAAAGAAGAACTTGTTGTGAATACAGTAGATTGAAACATGTAATCCCGTCCGTTGAGAGGCGGGACAAACTTACCAAATTACAACTAAACTTCTTCTCCTTTAATAGAGAAGATTTGTTTTTCTTAAGACAATGGGTGGGGACTTGACATGGAAACGTGTTGACTCACCCATTTTTTTTGTTCTTTTTTGTAACTTTTTAATTTTTAATACGTATAATCATTGTTTTAATAAAAATGTTTTGTATATTTGAACTCTAATAAATCTAAGAGTAATATTATGGAAGAATTAATAAAAGTTACAGCAAGTCCCAAAACTGGAAATCCAGTTGTAAGTGCAAGAGATTTATATAAATTTCTTGAGGTTGGTCAGGATTTTTCTACTTGGATTAAAGATAAAATTGAAAAATGGGAATTTATCGAAAACCAAGATTTTGCATTATTATTTTACGACAAAAACAGTAAGAAAATTCCAACTCCACAAAAAGGGGGCATGGAAGAACGGGGGTTTGCGAACAGTGTGTATCGAATTGAATACGCTTTGACCTTAGATACTGCGAAAGAAATTGCAATGGTGCAAAACAGTGTTAAGGGCAAAGAAATCAGGCAATACTTTATTAAAGTTGAAAAAGAATATAAAGAATTGAGACTTAAAGCAGCCGAACCAATTTTAGTTCTTTCAAATGGTACACTTACAATTGCAGAAGTTGCAAAATTATTGAATGAGAAAAATGAAGAAAAGAAAAAAATCAGTAGTCATCAAATAAATCAGAAGTTACGTGAATACCGATATTTCAAACCGAACAATCAACCATACCAGAAATGGATTAATCAGGGATTTTTTCAAATTGAACAATATAATCCTAAGTATTATTCGGCAAAACGAATAAAAGTAACAGATGCTAAAGGATTACCAATAGTACTACAATTGTTCAATCGAAACAATTCGGTAAGTCCAGTACCGTTAAAATATGATAATCGGACTTTTTTATCAGAAAAAATTGAAAATGATCGTTTGGATAGAGTTGAATTAACATTAGTTGCATTTATTAATCATATGTTTGCATGTGGAAATCGTAAAACGCCACAAACAGAAATCGAAGGTTATCGGACTCAAATGAGAGAATTTAAAATAGATATTGAAAAAAAACAACAGAAGAGACTTAATTAATATACATTAATAATTATAATATGGAAAACTTAGTATTAACACAGAAGACACTCCCAGCAGTTAAGCAGTCATTAATTGATGGCTTGACTATCTCTTCAGGTAGCAAAAGTTCAGCAACTTACTACCATTCAAGAGACGAACAGATGAAAGCTATACATGGTCAGATTGACAAGTTGTACAAACTTTCAAAGGAACTTCCATTGATCATAGCTGCTCAAAAGGGTGCTACTGGTCAATTCGTTTCAGAAGTGTTGCTTAATGAATTTAAGCAGACATTAAAGGGCGGAGCATGTAATATTGTGAACCCAATTGACTGGTATGATAACGGTATCAGTGATAAGGCAGTGCTTAGTGCATTGAATAACCTTGTCAATGATAATGGTCTTCCATATGCTCTTCGTCTTTTCGTTGATATGAAGAATCAGAAAATCAACAACGAAAGATCAAGAAAAATTATACTTGGTTTCCTTTGGGGTCAGCCAAACATTGAATTCTATGCAATGAAGTACCGTAACAAGATCGCACAGATTTTGAAGCACGTATATGGTCAGAAGAAAACTTCTATCCTGATTTCAATTGCACAGAAACAAGTTACTGCTGATTTTTGGAGAGGCGTACCATTTGAAGGTGCTAACTTAGTTGCAACTGAAAAAGAAACTAAGATTGTCAACGAATGTATCACAAGATATTTCAATGGTGAAACATTAAAAGCATTGAAATTGTTATTGTTTTTATTTAAAAAGGATGACGGTGTTACTTATAATGAAACTGAATTTCCACTTTTAGCTGAATACCAGAAAGCAAAGGTTGATATCAGGGGTATTAAGAGTGTACCAGAAGAAGTTTTGCTTGGCTTAATTTCATCTGTAAAGCACCCACAGTATCATTCAATGTGGTCAACTGATCTTCAGAAAGAAGCTACAAAAGCACTTATCAGATCAACAGTTGCTGTTACTTCTGTAAACCAGCAAGTACGTCAGACAAAATCAACTGCAAAGTTAGGCGTTGAAAAACACGTTGAACTTGAAAAGGCAACTGACTTCATGGCACTTTACAAGACTGGTTACGAAACAAGTTTCACTGACGAAATCAGGTCTGCAATTGTAAATCTTGCTTTAAAGAAGAAAATTAATAACTTCTTCTATCAGAATATTGGTATTGTAGTTGACGACAGTGTGTCGATGACTGGTCACAAATTAGAGTCAAAGAATACTCCAAGGGCAATTGCTGATTTTACTTCATTGGTTCTTATGGCTTCGGCAACTGAATCTAATAGAGTAGATACTAAAGGTTTTGCAAGTGATCTTGCAAGTTCATTCATTGAACTTTTAAAAGAAGAACGTCCTGCAAAACCATATGATGCAATTTTCATCATAACTGATGGTTACGAAAATGCTTACGATGGTATGACTAACGAAGTTATTCAAATCTGGAAAGCAGAATCTGGTAGTGTAACACCTATCTTCCAGATTTCACCAATCACTGGTGCTGAAATAGGTGGCAATGTAAGGGCATTAGGTGCTGGAGTGGTTACAATGGCGATTAACAATCCTGTTGCAATTCAGACACAGATCAATGCAAGATTGCTTGAAATTGACACCAAAAGGTGGCTTGAAAATCAGGTTCATGCTCTTGAAGCTGCTCCTGTTAAGAGAACAAAAAAAATTACTATTAACGCTTAATATATCATACAATGGAAAGAGAACTTACAGAAATGTTAAAAGGTTGCCGTCCTGTCAAAGACAAGGATGGAAACATCGTGGTACAGTCAATTATGAACATGCAAATCGTATGTTTGACAACTGACAAGGAGAATTCTATGGATGATCGCTTTGCGAATCCATTGA